TTATTAAAAACTAATACAAATATTGCGGTTGTTTTTAGAAAAAAACTACCAAAAAAATATAAAGGCCGTAAAGTGATAAACGGTGATAAACATGATTTAAGGCATTTAGATCCTAAAAAAGTTATAGTGGGTTTAATTGCTAAAGGTAAAGCAAAAAAAGATTTTAAAGGATTTGTGCAAGATGTCTAATATATTTTATAACCATTGGTTAAAACGTGACGGGGCTATATATAAAGATCTAGCATTTATGGGATATAATGAGCGAATTAATATGTTAGAGGATTTTAAAAAACATCAATTAGATATGAATAAAAAAATTTTAAAAGATAAAAAATTATTTAAACAATATGGAAGTCTAATAAAATGTAATTTAAGAAGTATAAAGTATTATAACCGCTTAATTTCTTATTGTAGAAAAAACCCAAATATTCCAGTTCATAAAGGTTTTAAAAGTTATTATCATTATTTAGCTAATAATGATGAAGAGAAGATTAAAAAATTAAAAGAATTTATGCAAGATGTTTAATATATGAAATATCGAGTTTGTATAAATGGGCGATACTGTAATCCCGCGTTGCTAAAGCACAGGAACCAACAGGCGCAAGCGCAAGCGTCTGTTGGAATTAAACTAACAAGCGCGCAAGCTCAAGCGAGCAAGCAGAAGGGATAATATGTATAAAATAAAAAGATTAACTAATTGTGGTAATATTGATTTTGATCAAAACCCATATGAAGTTAAATACGGAACACAAACTTTAGTAGATATAAAACATAAAAAACTTTCAAAATTAAGGGACTTAATCAACGTTTATATTGATGAGTA